TGTACCTCAGGGGCTGCGACCTGTCCGGCGTCACGCTGCCCACGACCATCGGCGGCTCGCTGTACCTCAGGGGCGCAAAAAACCCCGACCCGTCGCAATGGTGGCGCGAAAAAGGCGAGGCCACGCGCCGCCATTGCATCGCGATCTGCCCTGACGATGGATACGCGTTCGTTCAGACCGATACGGATCGGTTCTTTGCCGGTTGCGCCAAGAACTTGACGCGCGCCGATGCGATGGCCCGATGGAACCGCACTGACGCTCGCGCCATGCTGTTTGCCGCCGCGATCAACGCGCATGTGTTGGAGACTGTGGCATGACCGCAGCCCGCATCCTCGCCCGTCACTATACCCCCATTGGCCTTGCTGGTCGAGGTGGTGGCATGACCCCGCAGATCGCACCGATTGGCCGCACATATCGCATTAGCAGCGACAGCGCATGGCCGCTTCGTAATTCCAAAGGGCAGACTTTTGCCGAGGCTAAAGCCGAACGCGAAAACAAGGAGAAAAGCAAATGAGCGCACAGTCCACAGTTAAAGAAAAAACGATTTTTAGCGCGATGGCGGCGGCTTTTGCGGATATTGAAACCGCAATTAAGACTTCAAACAACCCGCATTTCAAATCGAAATATGCCGACTTGACCACCGTAATTGATGCGATCAAGCCAGGACTGGTTAAGCATGACCTATTCTTCATTCAAAAGCCCGAGCCAACCGGCAGTGGAGTGACCATTGAAACGATTGTCGGGCACGCTGGCGGCGAGACGATGAGCCTTGGCGTGTTGTTTGTCCCAGCCAACAAGAATGATGCACAGGGATTTGGCTCTGCATTGACCTATGCACGCCGCTACGCGCTGGTCACGGCTTTCGGGGTGCCTGTGGAGGATGACGACGGGAACGCCGCTGCAAAAGCGTCCAAGGCGCAACACGAAGCGCCGGCCAATGTCGCCAAGATCACCGAGGATCAGGTCACGTATCTAATTAAAGCGATCCCTGCGGCCAAGAAAAACTCGCTGAGCTTTTGCCAGTATTTCAAAATCAAGGACGTGACCGAACTTCCCGCAGAGCGTTACGACGAAGCCAAAGACTTGCTCGACAAAGCAATGGCCAAGCTGGCGCAGGACGAAAGCAACGCAAAGGCAAAACAACATGCTTGAAGAACAGCGCAGCGACGATTGGTTCGCAAGCCGTGCGGGCAAAGTTACCGCCAGCGCGCTTTACAAGGTCATGGCCCGCACCAAGACGGGCTACGGGGCAGACCGGGCAAACTATCATGCCCAGCTTGTCGCGGAACGCCTCACAGGCAAGCCGCAGGACAGTTTCAGCAACCCGGCAATGCGATGGGGTGTTGAGCAGGAAGACAACGCCAGAGATGCTTATGTGGCGCGCATTGGCGATGATGTTGTGCAGATTGGTTTTGTCGATCACCCGACCATTGAAATGACTGGCGCATCACCTGACGGTTTGATTGGTTTTGATGGGCTTGTCGAAATTAAATGCCCAAACACAGCAACCCACATTGCCACACTGACCGGCGCTGCTATTGATCCAAAATACCTTTTGCAAATGCAGTGGCAAATGGCTTGCACCTCACGCGATTGGTGTGATTTTGTTTCATACGATCCAAGGTTGCCGGTTGAAATGCAATTGTTTGTGCAGCGCGTTGAACGCGACGACGATATGATTACCAAAGTCAGCAAGGAGGTTGAGCTATTTTTGAAAGAGGTCAAAGACGTAGTTTTGACTTTGCGCGCTAAATACACAAAGGAAGATTGATGCAAAACATTACAATTTCGGGCAAATTGGGCAAAGATGCCGAATTGCGCAGCACTCAAAGCGGGGATTCTGTTTGCGGGTTTTCCGTTGCGGTGGATCAACGCTCTGGTCGGGATAAAACGACAAATTGGTATCGTGTCAGCTTGTGGGGTAAGCGTGGGGAATCGTTGAACCAGTACCTTACAAAAGGCGCGGCTGTTACGGTTACGGGGGAATTTTCAATTGGGGAATACGACGGTAAACCTCAATTGAATGTGCGAGCGCACGACATTGCACTTCATGGCAATCGCAATGATGCCCCCCAATCCAGCCCAAAAGCGACGTCAAATAAATTCAGCGATGAAGATTCAGACTTTGTTCCTTTCTGATCTTGCGTGTCACCCACAACGGTGACGGGAACCATGAGCCGGGCATGGGCAAGAAACCCGGCAAAAAAACCTTGCGTTTGTCGGATTGTCCTATAAAAAGGCGCACAGGGGATTACCCCGCCGACAGGAGAACGTGAGATGACTTTTCAATCTAAAATTGACCGCGAAAATGCAAAGGACACTGTTTTCGGGAGCATGATGCCAAACGTGCGTGCAATCGAACGTTGCATAAATCGCGGAATGACCGCTGCTAAAGCAATCGATTATGTTTGCGGCGCCGGTTCTTATGCCAAGTTCGCAAGGGAAGTTTATAACAACATTCGGGCGCGTTCAGCATGACTTCCAATGATTTTCGCGCCCTGCGCAAGTCTATGGGCATGACACAACACACGCTGGCCGGGGCTTTACTCATGGGTAAATCAGGATGGCAATCAATTAGCGATTGGGAAACCGGAAAACGCGCAATACCCGGTCCCGTTCAAATTGCTGTTAATCATTTGGCAAATTGCAAACCCGAGCAGATCGGGCGCGTGACTGTCGCGCATTTGCCATTGCTGGAGAACGCAGATGACCGTTAATCTTGAGAAACACGCAGAGGCGATTTTGCGGCCTGTTGGCTTGTCCCTAGACGAACTGCGATACACGAGCGACCGCGCCGCCACCCTCGCCGCCTGCCAAGCGCTGGCAGATGATGCGCGGAAGGAGGGGTTTGAGGCTGGGGCGCTGGCAATGCGGGAGGCGGCCACAGAGCAGGCAGTCCCGAGCACGGCAGAGAACCCGAACGAAAGTGCATACGAGCGCGGCAGGTTTGACGGCATTTTGCAATATGGTCTGGCCATCCGCGCAATCGATCCCGCCAGCCTGAGAGGGGAGAAGTGATGACCCAGGAACCCATGACCCCCACCACCGAAGCGCCCGACCTCGTGGAGCGGGTGGCGCGGGAAATATGTATTTCTTACAGCTGTGATCCGGACGTATTTCTGAAAAGTTTAGGTTTTTGCCGATGGGAGCTTTATCGGTTCCAAGCTCTCGCCGCCATTGCCGCAATGCCGCCACAGGCACCCGACATGACCGACCTTGATCGCGAAGCAATGGCGGCGGGTTACATTCTATATTCCGGCAAACGCGTCCATGCGAGCGACTGCGCTACTTCATGCGCACCCGCCATGAAACCTGGACCGTGCGATTGTGATACTGTCGATCCCGCCCCTAGTCTCGTGTCGGATGAATTGAAGCCATGTCCGTTTTGTGGGAGCGCCGGCATGTGGGTGCGCGAAAAGTCCAGCTTCGGCATGGGGTGCAAAGTGCAATGCTCAAATGAGGATTGCGCGGTTGAACGCGGCTGCTGGTATGGCGATGATGGTCATGGGCGTACTCGCGCCGCCGAAGTATGGAACACGCGGACCGATCCCAGCGCCGAGGCGATTGCTTTGCTGGTGGAGGTGTTGAAGGCTTGCCGCGATCAATTCCGATTCTATGCCAACGAGCATTTCAGCGCAGGCAAATTGGAAAAGGCCGCAACCAACCAGACGTTTGCCGATCTTGCTGACAAAGCAATGGGCTATCCTGACGGAGCCCGAAAGGACCGGACATGACCGAACAACCGACAGAGCAGATCAAGATAACCGAGGCGCAGTCTAAATCCCTGCATAATGCGCTGATCGACTCGTTCGATTCGTTTGCCCCGCCGATGCCAATGCAGGATAATCTTGTCGTGCGGGTGGCGCGGGCGATTTGTTGTGCGCGCGCTCAATGCCAAGGCTGCAAAGGATCAGGCGAAGGCGGGTGCTTTGATTTTTTCCTATGGGATGCCGAAGCCCGAGCAGCCATCGCAATCATGCAGCAAGACCTCGCAGCGCGGGATGCGGAGATTGCGGCACTGAAAACGCTTGCCGCCGCCCACCGCAAACTAGGCGCGCGTGAGGCTATTGCTGGCGTGGTGGCTTGGTTGAAAGGGCAATATGGAGACGTTGGCGACACACTTGCCGACCGGATTGAACGCGGCGAACACCTAGCCGCAACCGAGAAAGGGGAAGGGTGATGGGAAACTGGTTCTATGTCGCCGGTAGTCTGTGTTTCCTGACCGGCACGATCATTAACATGCTGTCTCGCTAAACCCGCCCCGACACCGCCCGCACGACCTGATCCAGCGCCATCATGGCCACGACCTCCCGCACGCTTTCCCCGCGCTCTATGCGCTCTGCGGCAAGGCGTAGGATTACGCAAAAGGCGGCTGCGTGTTCGGGCGGTTCATATGAACGATTTGGCGCGGTTTCGTTCACGCGGCGACAATCTCACCACGGAACCACGCCTTTCCGTTTTTTACTTCGCACAATTCTGGGTAAAGCAATTCACCGTCACGGAATGTCAAAACAGCAAATCCCGGACATGCAGACGATGGCCCATTCTCGTTATATTCCGTCTGTGGCCCGTCTAAGTCAATCAGGCAACCAGTCTGGACCCCGTAACGCCTTCCCCTGTAATCCCCATAGGGTTTGACTTCCAAACAATGCGTATGGCCAGTGAAAATGTGAATTCCGCCTTTCATTGCCCCGTTATATGCCGCGTGGATTCCATTAGCGAAACGGTGCTTAATCATCGTCGGAATTTTTGCATCTGGGTTGACCATTGTAGACCATTGCAGATCCCATGCAGGAAAATGGTCAGCCAAGCGCATACCAGTCAGGTTGGCAAACTCCGGCACCTTTGCGCAAAGCGTGCGCTCCCACCTTACGTCATGGTTGCCAATATTCCATTCAAGGCGGCATCCATTCGGCACAGCTTGCTCAATTTCTCCCAGACGCTCTTGGCAGGCGTGCATTTCATCTACGGGGCCGGGACATTTGCTCCAACCAAACGGATCATGACGTGAGACAGAGCCGCCGTCAAAGACATCGCCATTGGCAAAGACCGCGCGTGGCTTAGTTGCACGAATCACCTCAATAAGCGCGCGATGCGCCACCGTAGGTTTCCCCGGCCAGTAGTGGGCATCGGAGAATACCACGGCTGTTCCAGTGAAGATTTCTATCCGCTTTTCGCGCAGGAACGTCCAACCATCTGCCGCGTACTCAGATGGAACGCGCGTTTCATAACCCACCGCTGGGACCGTTTTCAACTCAATCCCCTGTTTATGCAGCCGCTGTCGCCGCTGCTGTACGTTACGCACATTGAGGCCAAGGGCATCTGCGACCAATTGTGCATTCCCAAGCCGATTCCACAGCGCAATAAACTCGCTTCGATCCACCTTATTGGACATCAAATATTCCTTGCGGCAGTTAATGGGTGCGGTTAGGAATGCCCTTGCGACTGAAGCCAATCTATCGCGCGGGACCCCCAGCCTTCACCGGTTGGGGGTTTCGTTTATCCGGTCATGCGATTGACCATTGTTCTGTTGGCATGGATGGAAGTATTCTATTTCCAAGGGGGCTGCAATGTCACCACCGGAGGCGAAATCTTGTCAGCAATAATCTGGTCAAGCTGCAATTCTATGGCAGAAACACCATCATCGGTTAGATTATTTTTGACCCAAACCAACACCGTATCTTGAGTTAGCTGCGTATAGGGTATCAATTCCTCACTCGGATCAAGCTGAATCCCTACAGCATTGCTATACGCAGATGTATGCGTTCCATCCGTAGCAGATACAGTGAAAAAAGCTGTGACAACCTGCTGGTTTTCCGGCAGGCAAATCATTTTATCTACAGTCCAGTTGTATGCGTTTGTCATTATCCTGCCACCCATGCTGTACCATTATCAAATACCGGGCACTTGATCGTTCCGCCACCTGTGAGCGTACCAAGGAACGTCGGGGCCAATGCGTCAGTGACGTGCGCCCGACGCCCAACAGTTCCCGCCGTGGGAAGCGTGGCGACCGTGTACCCTTGGCTCTGAAATGTGCCGGTAAAAACTGACGAGCCATTGAGCGTTGTCGTACTGGTACCGGCAGTAGCGCCAATGGCAATTACAGTAGTCGAACCGGAAAGGCCATTGACACCAATATTGACGGTTTTGGTATTGCCGGATGTAGTAGCACCCGCAGAGTAGCCGTCAGTGTGGGTAGTGGTAGTGGTAGCAATATTCGCTGTAGAAGTTTGAATTGAAGACGAGAAAAAGCTATCGGCGCCAAGTGCGAATTTTGCAGAAGCAGTTACGTTTGCGCCTGCGATTGGGTTAATAAAGTACGTGCCGTATAGACTGCTAACCGTGACACCAGTATTCGTGGCCGCATAGGTCTGTGCCCCAAACACATTCATGTAGGCGGTAGGGACCGTGCCGGATGCAGCAGTGCTGTTGTCCGTGAAGGTCGCGGCGGACTGGACCAAGCCCACGCCATTAGTCCCCCACGCCGCGACGCTGGCCCCGACCGGGTTCATGACATGCTGACCGTAAATGGTCACGGTGGAGAGCGCGCCAGATACGTTGGAGCCAATGGCAATTGTAGTGGTTGAACCGGAAAGGCCAGCGGTGCCGATATTGACGGTTTTGGTGTTGCCGGACGTGGTAGCACCGCCAGAAAGGCTCAGAATATTAGTGGCAGTTGACGGTACAATGGTGGTGGTTGCAGTTTGACCCGTGCCGCCGATTGTGATGGTTCTAGTATTGCCCCCAGAAAGGGTAAATGCGCCACCAAAGTTAATATTCATCGCACCGGAACTGGTGTTTCCGATGGTTATTGGTACACTCGTGGTGTTCCCGATATTCAGGGCGGTAGAGGTTGCATTTAGGGTAACACCACTATTAAAATTTAGTGTGCCATTTGCGTTTGTTAGCTGAAGAAGGCTTGACGTCCCACTAGATACAAAAAATGCCCCATTGATAATCGCACTATCTGCGCCAATGGCGTATGTATTGGTTGCGGATACATTGGTTCCGGCAACGGGTGCTGAAAAATAAGAACCGTAAAAGTTGTTAATTGTTGAAGTATTTACCGCAGCATAAGTTTGCGGTGCAAAATAATTCATGTAGGCGTTGGCAAGAACACTACCGAGGGCGGTAGTGTCCGTGAAGGTAGCGGCTGACTGGATCAAGTTGATACCGTTGGTGCCCCACACCGGGTAGCTGTTCGACGTACCCGCCGAGAATGTAACGGGGCCAGCATTGGTAAATAGGCGAGTAGTGCTGTTGAATGTGTGGCTGCTACTTTCCGACAAGACCGAGCCGGTATCAAACATGATCTGGCCAGCCGCGCCGCCGCTGGTCGCGGTCGTGCCCACAGTGAGGGTGCTGCTGCCGCCGGTGGAGGAGATCGTGATACCGCCCGCCGAGTTGGCGATGGTGATGTTGCTGCCAGCCGTCAGTGTGGCGGAGGTATAGCCCGATCCGTTGCCAATCAGCAGTGCGCCGTTCGCGGGGGTAGTGGTGACGCCGGTACCGCCGTAAGCAACGCCAATGGCCGTCCCATTCCACGTCGCGCTGGTGATCGCGGCGGAACCGAGATTGAATGTGTTGGTGGACCAACTGACGCTAGATGGGGCGGAGTAGTGAGTGTCCCACGACCCCGCCGCAATTGAATTGGCAAGCAGGATGACAGTGGCGAAGCCGCCCGACTGCACAGTCGTGATTGTCGTCCCCGAAGCGTTCTGGACGACAATCGTGCCGCTGCTCTGGTTATTGTTAAAGGAGTAGGAAACGCCATTGCTGAGCGTCGTAGCGTCGGGCAACTTGATCGTCTGGCCGCCCGACCCGGTGACAAGGTACTGCGCGCCAGACGCGGCAGTCAGAATGACGGTGGATCCCGAGGCGGCTATCGACTGGAATCCGTCGTAAACGAGGTTGGCGGTGATGTTTCCATTCGCGTCTCGCAGGACGACGGAGTTCACACCCGTGGATGACGTTACGCCGGTCCCGCCATTGGCCACGCCGAGGGTTCCGGTGACGCCTGTGGTCAAAGGCAGCCCAGTTGCATTGGTCAATACCGCCGACGATGGGGTGCCTAGAGCGGGAGTAACCAGCGTGGGGCTACTTGCAAGTGCAACCACCGTTCCAGTTCCCGTTGTGGTGTAGCTAGTTCCCCAGCCAGAGCCGGTAGAATTTGCAATTCCCGTTGCGGGGTAAACAGTTGGACCCTGCGTCCCCGTAGGTCCGGTGGGTCCGGTGTTCCCTTGCGTCCCCGTGGGACCGGTAGGACCGGTGCTGCCCTGCGTCCCCGTGGGACCGGTAGGCCCGGTGTTGCCTTGCGTCCCCGTGGGACCGGTGGGTCCGGTGTTACCTTGCGCACCAGTAGGGCCAGTCGGGCCAACATTTCCTTGCGCGCCAGTGGGACCGGTAGGCCCAGTATTGCCCTGTGCGCCAGTGGGACCGGTGGGGCCAGTAATTCCGTTAGCGCCGGTGGGGCCGGTAGGGCCGGTCTGGCCAGTATTGCCGGTGGGGCCGGTAGGGCCAGTGGCTCCAACGTTTCCCATTTGTCCAGTAGGGCCGGTGGGGCCAGTTATGCCCTGAGCACCCGTTGCGCCCGTTGGTCCTGTTACGCCCACATTACCTTGCGCGCCAGTAGGACCAGTGGGGCCAGCAACAGTTGATGCGCTTCCAGTCGGGCCAGTGGGGCCAGTCGGGCCAGTTGAGACCGTTGCTGAAATTGTAATGCTTCCCGGAGCATTTGCTATTGAAATGTTTGATCCGGACGTAATTGTAGAAAGTTGAAATCCAAAACCGTTTCCAATCAAAACTTGCCCGTTGGCTGGGGGATCGGAAACACCCGTCCCACCACCAGAACTTTGCAATATCCCCGCAGAGTTCAAATTATCCGCAAGATTTGAAAGATTGCGATTCTGGGTCATATCAATTCCTTGAATTTACTATGGCTTGGGCTGAAAAACCCGTTTCAGCAATCATTTTAATAAAATTTTTTCCATTATCTTTGATCTCCTTCAACACCCACTCCGGGCTTACCGAAGGCTGTTGTCCCCGTATTAGGTGTAACCATGATGGTAAGTCGATCAGATGTGTTTACAGTGACAGTATGAACGGTGTCAGAGCAAGTCGTGCTTGAAGCAGGAATTGTGCAAGTTAGCAATGTGCTTGATGGCGCTGCCCCGCCAGTCCCTTGGCGAACCGTAAAAGTGACAGAACCGCCTGTAGGGGCTAAGTTTACGTAAGCATAAAGATTCCTAAGCGTCATGTTATAAGGGGCAATCTGTATCAAATTTGTCTCTGCCGTAACAGCAGACGCCAGTGCCCCAGACAAAGGCATAAAATAATTTGTCCCAGCAGAAGAACCAATAGTGTTATTGGTAGAGAGGAATGCGGTTTTTACTGTAACCGAGCTAAAAGCTGACGTTAGCTGCGCATTATTGACAGGAGATTCAACTTGAACAGCCCCATAACTAGCATAACCAGTTGATGGCCAAAGAGCAGAAACATAGTCAATCGTCCCAGCGCCGGGATTGTTTGCTCCCAAAGAAGATGAAGCAATTTGAGACGGAACAATGATTGGAGGAACTTGAGATGCGGCAGGTGCCGTAGTGAAAAGATTGCCGAGGATTGGGTCGCCGGTTGGAGCGTTAGGATCATACCCGGACGTATTCGTAACCGTTGAAGATACCCAGTTTGCAAGAGTAGTGACATAATAGTTTACATAGCTTGTGCCGACAGTGCCATCGACCGCGAATGGATAGCCGGTACTAATTGTGCCGGCCAAATAATAAAAATTGTTTGTAAAAGTTGCAGTGTTCCTGCCCCCAGCAGTCGTTAAACAAGAAGATGAGCAAGAGTTGTAATACGACAAGAAGCGATATGCCGTACTGCTTGGATAGTTTGCGAATATGTTGCCATCAAATGTAATATTGGTGGCATATGGATAGTTTGCTTGAGGAATATCGGAAGCCTGCTCAAGTTTTGTGAAAAAACCAGTAGTCGCAACATACAGATTCAAAAAAGTGTTATGTTTAACAACCGTCCCAGTTGAGCCTTTAATCAAAAGATTTTCCTGTGGGGCTGCCCCACTGGCAATAAATACGTTGTCAAGCCAAACGTCATTCGTGGCACCTTTACTTACCGCGCCGAAGTTTGCGCCATTTACATAATTTCCTTGGATAAGGCATCCGGATTCATATCCGCAAAAAGGGCCGCCCTCAATGCCGATACTTCCAGAATTACCATTCGGCCCAACAATGCTTTTAACACCCTGCACTTTCGCAGAAAGCAAAAAATTTGGTACGCCGGGGATTAAGGTTCCCGAAGAAAGTGACTGAGATACGCTCATCTGGTAAGTGCCCGCCCCACCGGGAGTACCACTAATTTGAGAAACAATCGTCTCGGTGGTTCCCGTCCAATTAGGGCCACCAACAATAGTCACACCGGGGACGAGCCTGAATGTGGGGCCAACAATTGCCGAAACCGTCATGGTGGTACCCGATTGGCTTGCTGTTATGGTGCTTGTTCCATTAAGGCCCATCTGCGGCCAACCTTCAAAGCCCATGCGCGCACCGCCATCGCCATTCGGGCAGTTTACAACAGAAGTGTAGCCTTGCTCCACTGCGCTGGCAGTCATAACTGGGTTTACCAAATCTGTGTCAACGCTAACCGGGCGGCATGACACATTAACATCACTCGCATTTTCAGTAATTATGCTTGAGCTACCTACGCCATTTGGGTAAGGCCCGCCAATCGTAACCAATCCAACATTTTCAATAAGAATATCTTTAACAGTTATAGCCGTGGTTTCTGTTGGCCACGTCGATGTAATGTTGAAATTTGTCAAAGAAAAGCTGGTCGAGGAACTGGTCGCCCCCGAACCATTGGCGTCAACATAAAAAGTTGATCCAAAAATATTGCCTTGATAAGTTGGGGCAAGGTTGGTCGTCAAATTTGTGACGTTAATTTTCCCAGAGGACAAACTACTAATAAAAAAACCAAAACCATTCCCAGAAAGGGAAATTGTATCCGCATTTAAATTCAAAGAACCATTGGAGGCAGTGGCAGTAAAAAACGAAGAAGTGCCAAGATTGGCAGTAATGTTTTTCAAATTTATTGAAACACCACTAGTCCCTAAATACAATGCAGGAGTTGTTGTTCCCGTAGTTTGCAATTTAATATTTGATAAATTTACGGAGCCAGTACTAATATTAAAAGAAATCAAATCCGGCAAATTGGAATTTGTAGAAATTGTTGCATCAGAAGTAACGCCCTGAACCGTAACCGGCAGGGAAATAATAAGGCTTGAATTTAGAGAAAAAGTGCCGTTGATGTTAATTGTTGAATTGACGGGTGCCAGCGACAAAGCTCGCGTAATTGTAAGGCATGGGCTAGAAGCCGTGCAGTTATTGGCATCGTTACCAACAGGAAAGCCATTAGATGCTGCGTTGCTAACATAAAGCTGAATATTTGGAGCGCTATTGTTTGCTTTATTCAGGGCGGTAACAGCAATCCCAAGTGCAGTCGTTGAGCTACTCGCAAAGACGGGCTCAGCAATAAGCAGGGACAGGATGGACGCGATTAAAAATCTAAAAATCATTTACTGTCCCCCGGTAATAAAGCACGTTCCATCCGTGAAATTTGCTTGCACGTATTGATACCCGCTAATTGTATATGTACCGATTGCAGAAATTGTGGCCGTCGTGGTGTAAAAAGTTCCACTATTAAAAACAGCAGCCTGCGTAATATAATCAGAACCGTTATCGGGACTTACCAAAATGGCACCGCCGCTGGGCGCAACAGTGCATGTAAACGTAATCGATCCAAATGTCCGGCCATCAAAGATTGTTCCTGCTGTATAAATAATTGGAGTTGACGTCAGTGGAGTTGCAGTGACGTTTCCGGAAATGACTTTTACGGGTTGAACTTGTTGCGCCCATGCCGAAGTTGAAATTGCAGCAAGTGCAATAAATGAAAGTTTTTTCATAATTTTCCCTTTATTGATTTGCCATGATCGTCAAAACTGGCGTTGATGACGTCCCGACATGATTGGGAGTAATGTATCCTCTAGCCTTAATATAATACAACCCGTTTAAGGTTATGCCTGTCAGGACGTCGCCAGCATCGCTAAATACGCTAATAGCGTATGTAGTGCCTCCGCTTGCGAGGGAGCGAACAAACGAAATTCTGTCCCCGCCCGATAAGGAATCAACCTGCACTTGAATTTGCGCGTATGAAACCGCGTTAATTGGCGTGCCAAAAGAAACAGTTTGAGGCGTGAGTTCCGCCAGATACACTGGCAAGGGAGTAGGAATTGGATTGTAGCTCATACCACCCACCAGTTTGCGTTATTCGAAACAATAGTTATTGATGTGTACTGAGTGGACGTTGAAGCAGATGCTCCGCCATCAATTGTTTGTGAGCCAAAGGGCAAAATTGTAAGCGTTCCGGGAACGGAGAGTTTATACGTTAGCTGTGCAGAATTTCCAATTGCACTAGGAAGGCTAACCGTTACAGCCCCCCCCGTAACAATAACGTATTTATTGCCGGACGTAAGCGTTTCCGTGTACGATGAAGAAACTGCCGTTATAGTGTAGGCCCCGCCAGCCGTCCCCGTAGGGCCAGTGGGGCCGTTGACCCCTGCCGTTCCCGTGGGTCCAGTTGGGCCGCCCGGTGTTCCATTGGGACCGGTGGGGCCGGTGGGGCCATTAACGCCCGATGTTCCTGTAGGGCCGGTAGGGCCATTTATTCCCGTCGATCCCGTGGGACCAGTAGGCCCATTAAGGCCCGAGACGCCAGTAGGACCAGTGGGACCAGTGGGGCCGGTGTTGCCTTGCGCGCCCGTAGGTCCGGTAGGCCCGTTGATACCTGCAATTCCGGTAGGGCCAGTGGGTCCGTTGATTCCTGATGTTCCCGTGGGACCAGTGGGACCATTGATGCCCGCAACCCCGGTTGGTCCAGTCGGGCCACCCGGTGTTCCGCTAGGACCAGTAGGGCCGTTTCCGCCGGTGGGGCCGGTAGGGCCAGTGCTGCCACTAACTCCACCCAAAAAAGTAAAAGCATCAACAATGTCGCCACTGTTGCAACTTGTTGAAAGTGTGAATGTTGTACCGTTATCAGCAATGTAGTCAGAGCTGGAAAGCAGAACGCCATTCACATAAATTTGAAGCAAACCAATTGTGTAATTCAAAAAAAATGTTTTTTGACCCGAGTTGGCAGTGAAACTCGTTCTAGAATAGGTTTGAGTCGCAGGTCCAGTGGGACCAGTTGGTCCTATCGGACCAATAACAGCAGCCAAAGACAGTTCAGGCGGTCTTTGATTTGCTGACCAATAAACCGTAGGTACAGCACCCGGACCACGCCAATAAAGTTGCAAGGTTGTCATGCTGCGGGTGTCACACTTGATGCAATGTTGATAATTTGCGGACTTGTAACAGCGACCACAGAATTGCCAAAAAGAATTTCAGCGTCAGTAATATATGATCCGGGAGTAAGTGCAGCGCATGTTGCCGCGTCAATTACTCCTTCCCAGTAAGCAGGATTTCCATTTACAGAAGGGTAATAAGTAACTGTAAAAGTTGCAATTGGAGAAACTGTTACAGGAGGAGGTTGAAGATTATACGTCACTTTAAGTGACATATTAACCAATAAAAACGATGGATCATAAGAGCCGGGATCAGCAATGACCAAATCAATTATGATGGCTTCGCCACGCGGAAAACTGAATGGATTGCTCATCAATCTTCGCCTTCAATTAAGATTGCCCATTCATGCGCTTTCAACGCATAGGTTGATGCGTCCGTGCATCGTTGCAAGTCGTCGGCGGATACCAAGATGGAATCGGCGGGCATTGATGCAGGAAGGCCGGAACCGTCACTTTGGGGGCTGGCAGGGGCCGTGCTGGTTGGATTTGCAACGGAGCTTGACTGCATGAACACAGCCCGATGATGAGCAATGTAAGAATCACTAGTCCGACGAGCAATCTCCATAGACCTGCCATATCCATCATCTATCTCCTGCGCCTTTGCCTTATATGCGGCCTTTTGTTGATTAAGAGCTTCCAGCGCCAAAACTTGCGCCTGCCGTTGCGCCGAGACGATGCGCGCATTATCCGAGACAAGCCGGGCAATAGTGCGCCCGCGAACCTCGTATTCGTGGAGCAACATTCCAAACATGCAAGAAAGCGCCACACAGCCCGCTACAGCGGGATTACGCACCGCGCACGCAAGGACACCACCAATCGTTGAGCGCGCCTTAATAATAGACCATAGCGCCCACAGCGGCATTACAGCACCCGACCAAAAACCAAGCCAACCAAGAATGTTGCCGCAAAAATAATGACGGTTCCAAAAGGATTTGAAATGCTTTCACGAATGGCTTCAATGTCGTCATTCAAAACGCCATAAAGCACGTCCATTTCCGTAAACATTTCAAAACGCAATTTTTCAATTTCGTCGACTTCATCGCAACAAAAATCGTGCAGGTCAGCCATTGTTTTTATCTCCACCTGCCTTGGGTTCGGTTGAGTTAGTACCCCACACAAGGCCGCCAATTGCAGCAACCACAAGCGGAGTATAAACTTGCAGTGCAGCCATAAAAGCTGCCCACGTATCCACTTTTACAATATTCATGATTATCGTGGAAGCGGCAGTTATGGGAAGCCCAATCAACAAAACCACAGCAATTGCAAATCCAATCAACCTACCAATTGCAATTGTTTGATTGTCAGCGCCAGTCAAAGCCTGCTTTAGCCAATCCATGACAACGCCCTTTCTTTTATAACATCAATCCTTGCCAGCCAACCCTTACCAAAAACGGGAAATTTTGGCAAACCTTCATAAAATTTGCATCGAGCCTTTTGATAATCACCAATCAACGTCTTGATGCCAATGGCTCTGATAAAATTCTGCACGGCCAAGATGGTTTGCGTTCCGGCATGACCATCAGCCGGGCAACCAACTATGTGCTGCAATTCCATAACCGCGCGACCGGGGCCGCCGTTTACAGCAAAATCAAAAACACAAAGTGCAATTGGTGTTGGGTATTTGTCGCAACTTGTAGATTGCCAGAATTGTGCGCGGTAGAAGGAAGCAACTTTAACATAAGACAATGCCTTCATGTCATCAATTGAAACGGCATGGCCCACCCACGCCTCCCAATTGTGTTTTGTAACCCCAAGATTCGTTATACCGCCCGAATCTTTTGGGTTGTTTGAAAAACCCCCTTCTTGCTCAAAAAGAACCGCAAGGCAGTCGGAAAATGGATCAGATGCCACGGTTCAATCCTTTGCAATAATTGAATCAATCAATGACCAATTGTAAATGTAAAACCGTGAAAAAAATACCCAACAAAACTTGAAATTGCCGCAATCGCGCTAAAAACAAGTGCAATTCCAGAAGCCAAACTTGAACGATTAATTTTTTTTTGCTTTTCAGCGCCGACTTCATGGCTATCTTGAATTTTCATGGCAACAATATCTTGATGTAGATTGTTAAAGAGCATTTTAATCTCCTTAAAACCTTCATCTACCTTGATCTCAAAACGATCCATGCGGTCGTTCAAGGTGTCCTCCACGCGCTTAATGCTTTCCTGAGACGCTTTTGCCATTGCTTGGGCTTTACCAATTTCAATGCCAAGTTCTGCGTGCGAGGGAGTCACCATGACAGATTTAGCCGTAATAAGAAACGAGCAATGTGGAACCGCTCGCGTTGGTGGAGATGAATTGGATAACCGACAAATCCCCAGAGAAACCCATAGGCTCCAAGCCAGTCGGAACAATCATGCCGACAGATGCTGTTGGTGCGGTATTATCATCGCGCCAGCTAACAGAATTGGTCACAGCCTGAATTAGCGCGTACTTGGACGTTGCAGGAACGGTAAGTTTCTGCGCCGCAGCGTTGGTTAGCGTAATGGCTTGAAATCCAAGTGGCGCAAACTGACCGGGAAAAAGGTTAGACATAAAAAACCCTCAATTGAAGTTGATAGCTTGAATGCTTTCAACGGTCGAAGCTGATTGAACCAATGCAATTTTATCCAAAAGATCGCCGTAAGTTGGATGCTTTACAGCCAAAATTGCGGCTTTTAGGTTTTGCAAATCTTCAAATGAAAACGGCGAAACAACAAACCCATTGGAGTCAATCCAAATGTTGTGCTTCCAAGCTGATTCACCGGCATCAATAACGGTCGAGATGTTTTGAAGGCTATCGTTATCAATTAAAAATGAAGATTCAAAACCAGCTTCGGTTGTGAAGTTAACCGGAGCATTGCAAAGCGTTTTGTAAGATGATTTCAAAAATGCAATTTGACTTTTCTTTATCTGGTCAATGCTAGGAGTCGCATTGTCAAAGATTTGAATTTTTCCATCAACAAATTGTGCGTACTGATTGGGCGCACAATTCATTGCGGCCCGAAATTCGCTATCTTGAACTTCAACCAGATCATCTGGATAGGTTGGGTAAACAACATCATCTGGATAGAAGCAGCCAGTTGAAGGTGAAAACTTCATAATCAGTATCCTATTGCCCAAAACCCAACAGTGACGGGATTTGGAGAGCCGTCGCCAGTCGAGCTATTGTATGAAATGTTTGCTTGCGTCTTATTCGATGACGGGCTGGGGGCGCCCCAACAGCCGAGCGTATTGCCGCCACCCGCCGTCGGGTTGTTTGACAACTGAATCGTTGTAAACACATACCAGCAGGCATTTGGAAATGCGATAGGGAAGGTTACAACCTCGGTTGCGTCATCGTAAGCGGTAATTGATTTCCACTGAATCAAAAGCCCGTTGGGCAGGTTGTAATAACCGGCGTTTGACAGGGAATACGCACCAAACCCAAGTGACGTAAGCAACGCAGGGATGGTGGTATCGCTGGGATTGGCCGTGCTTCCGGTCAAATTGGCCTTGATGGTGTTTGCAGCCATAGGAGCAAGACTGCTGTTCGGAATGTTGTCGGGAAGGCTCAAAAGCTCAAAGTTCGTACCATCCCAGACCACTTCAAAAACTTGCGAAGCGGGAAGCTGTCCCGAAACCAATGCGCCGCCACTCAACGTGACGTTTTTAGCACCCAATCCGTTGACATTAAGCGTGTACGCGCTGGTATTTGCCGCCGACGTTTTAAGGACGCGAATGGGCGAATACAGAATTGAAGACAGCGAAAGCACGGTTGGCGAAAGCGTCACAGCCCCCGCATTGGCAGTGCCGGAATCCACGCCGGAATTGCCAAACTGCGATTGAATGTCGCTGGAGCCGACTACGTTGTTGAAGAAGCCAGCGGTCGGGAAGTTAGCAAAAACATCACCGACGCTCCATGCCTGCGCCGTCGTTCCTTCGCGCCCGCGCACAACGGTCATGGTGTCGCCAGAACGAGCGGTTACGTAAACAATTTCATTTGGGATGCCGGTGGTGCTGCTTGCGGCAAAAAGCGTGGCGGAAAAGAACTGCCCGGCGGTAATTGTCGGAAACAGTGCGCCCGATCCAGAAGCCACCGTAATGGTCGTTGCCGTGCTGCCGATGGCAGAGCCGATGGTGGTGCTGGCGTTGTTGGAAAAAAGTTGATTGCTCATGATATTGTGACTGTCCACGTTATCTGAAAGGGTAACTCAATCACGCCAGTTTTAACCGCCGCTTGAAAAATTGATGCCTCAGTCGATGTGGCTAAGTGAATAGTCCACATTTTGAATCCGGTTGGGTAAACGGAAACATTATACTGGGTATCGTTTACAACATCGGTGCCGTTAATGCCATTTAGAAATCGGTTGATTCGACGTTTAAGCCAAGTTGGGGTGAAGGTCTTTCCATCACCTTTATAGAATGCCCACGTAATAATACGCCTGAAGGTATCGTCGGAGGTTGCAGTGTAGGTGCTTGGAGTGCCAGCCTTGAATCCGTTAAACGGAATCTGATTGACCGTAACCGTGTTGACTGGCCCAAGTTTGCGAGAGCCAATGCTTGAGGGTAGGCCGGGGCGAGAAATGCCGTAAATGCCTTCCGCGACCCAATCCAGCAAAGAATTGGAAACAGGGTCTTTTGTATATATTGGAAGATTTAACGCATTAAACCAATTTAAATATGCTTGAGTGAATTGGTTGTATGCCGTAAAAAACGCCGCAACATTATCGTCGTTCTGATACTGAACGTATAGATACGCTGGAATGGTGTTCTGAATACTGGTTGGACCAGTCACAGGCCAAGGGGTGTTTGTTCCGGCTGCCATGATTAAATCTGCGTAACCGTGACGTTGTTAGATGCAATAGTAAAATAGCTTTCTGGATCGCCATAAATAAGCGAAGTTCCCGAAGCGGGAGCAATCTCAACGCCATTTACAGTAACGGTAAAATTCAACGTGCTAATAAGCGCGGGGTCTCCATTGAAAAGAGACAACACGGATTCAATTACATCGGTTTGCAATGCAAATAAATTAATAGGCGAACCCACGGGAATGCTGTTAATGTAATTCACAATAGCCGTAGTGGACAACTGCGCAAAAGCAGTATCGGACACAAAATTTGGGCTAATTGTATTCCACGAAAGCTGAATAATTGTCGCTTGAGCGGGCGGATTTACAAATTTAATTGTATATGTATCGGGGTAACTGTTGATGTTGACCGATATATTTCGATTGTTTGGCGTGACAACACCTCCTGAAACATAGGTTCCAGAGCTTGTCGTATTAACACCAAAACTAAACGTGGTCGGGCTAAGGACCGTGACGGTGTAGGGACCGCCATTTACCCCGGTCATGCCCGTAACGCCAGCAATATACACGTTGGACTGGCCGGTAGTTAGCCCGTGGTTTAGGTTTGTCGTAACAACGCCGGGGTTGGCATTTGTGATGCCTGTAATGCTAATTGTCGATCCAACCAGCGTCGAAATATCAATGCCAGAATTGTAAATTGCGTTTGCAACCGCATACGGGTCGCCGCCACCACAAATCACTTCCCATCCACCGGACAAGGCTTGTTTGCAGGCGATCAGGCGGGGCTGGACTCCCGGCACGTTTGATAGCAGCGTCTTTGCCGTTGTAGCGTTTCCTTGCGCTGAAACCAAGCCAGCCTGAAGAACGAGAGCCGCGTATTGCGCTTGCGTCTGAGCGCCGGCGCTAGGCGTTCCCGGTTGCGGGTTATTAACCGACAGGGTAATGCTTACCGGCACGCTCGAAATGATCGCATTGACGGTGTTGGCTGCAACCGCCCAAGCCCCAGCTTGCGTGGCAACACAATACAAAGGCGCAGACGATCCCGACGTTTGCACAACGCCACCATCTTGAACCTGATATTGATACGTGCCATCGGAAACAAGGAAGCCGGGCGGAATCTGAAACCCAACCGTGCCGGTGAAAACAACGTAGACAGATGTGTTGGTTGTCGTGCCTTGTGGAACACCATAGATGTTGCCCAGTTCCGTGAGCAAGTAAGCATTTGCACCAAAAGGCGTGATGGAATTGATGGCCTCGACGGCAGCGGAATCGCAAAGCGCAATTGCATAGGTTGCCGTGCTGGCAAGGTCTTCAATCAATCCACCGGGCAGCACGGTGTAGCCGGGGTTTATTGCAGCGACCTGCGTAATGAGGTTGGCCCAAATCGTGGCGGGCGGCGTCGGTTGCGCGCCTGCCGCCGTAACCTGAAGGCCGATAACTGGGCTAGGAAGGGTTGTCATTAAATTGGCACCGGAGAAATAAGAATTGCGCCGGGATTGGCCGTGGCATTGACATTATACGTTGGATTGACCGATTGCTGCTTTGAAATCAACAGCGAAAGAAAATATTGCGAAAAATTCTGTTGCGTGAGCATCACATAGTAATCAGGAAAGACTTGCGTTGTAACGCTCTGCTGCGACGGAATACCATAGTTTCCGTAAAATGGCGATTCGTTTAGATTAAGCTGTAGCACCTGCGCAAGAGTGGTCAGCCATACGGCATCATTGAAGCCGTTTGCATCGGTCGTGACCTCAACCCATACCATATCGGTTTGAGCGCCAAGCACGCCACCAACAGGGCTAATGCCTATTTCGAACGATCCGATTGCGCTGCTGTAAAGCGCGCCAGACAGAACCCTTCCCCACGTTCTCATCAAGTGGTTCCATTCGTAATCAAGCCGTAATTTGACAAAGCCTGAATAAGCGATGTCAAAACAGCTTTTGCATTTGCATCGGTAACGGCGCTAAGAGCGCCTATCACCGTTTGCTTATTATGCTTCGAATGACCAAAAAAAGAAAGGGCAGAAGGTGTGCAAACAATGTTTTCGTGAAGAACTAGAGCCTGCGGGTCGATGGTTGTCTCACTGGTCTTTCCCAGCCAGAAGAACGTCATTGCAGCCAAATTGCCCACCGTATCCTGCAAGCTGGGCACACCGCTGCCAAGGCCGGTTAGTCCGCTGGTGCGCAGATCAGCCGACAGCGCGACGCCTATATCCCCGACTTGGATTGGGTACTGAATATAAGGGGGCTTACCCACAGGCATGGTCACTTGCGGCAGTGGCGCAGGGTTTGCAGCAACTTCAAAATTGACCGTGACAACGCCGGGGCTAACAATGTCTACAACAGTGCATGGCAACCCTTTACCAAGAGCCTGAATAGCGTCCTGCGACCTTGCTCGGCTTATTTCCTGCAAAGACTGAGCAAATGGAGTTTTTTGCGAGTTGCCATCCATGACGTTCATGGAAAAACCTTTCAATCAATATGAATGCAATTACGTTGTAGTTACAGCCTTGAAGTTGGTGATCCAGCTTTGCGGGTTGGGGTCTCGCGAATTACCAACATGACGAACAAACGTTATCTGCCATTGACCCAAAAACGCATTTTGGTCTCTGGCAAAACTATTGCTTTCAGAGCTTGTAATTGCAAACAATTGTTCAACTGGGGGAAACTTAATCAAAGTCCCCAAGTTAATATCCGCCCGAAGTACCGTGTTGAATTGTATTTCGTTTGGTCCAAGCCAAGTTGGCTGACCAATCAAATCTTGCAAAGCAATATTTTTTACAGAACTTGCGTTTCCCGTGTTTGTATTTGCTCCAGCAGATGGTTGATTTACCGTTCCATCAAATACTTTAAATTGATTTCCATTTTGGACAATGCTTACGCCTTGATAATTTTTAATGCTGTTGCCAATAATATTCTTGCTAATTCCGCGAATATAAATGCCAAATTGTTTTGGGGTCTGCCAAACAAAAGGCTCATCATTTGGCAAAACCAAGTTGGGGCTTATGTTTATTGCGGGAGGGTCAAATGTTGGATATGCAATTTGCAAGAGATGCTTAATTGCATCCGCCATTTGTGTGCCTTTTTTCCAAAGGTAAGATATGTTTGATGGGTTGTCTTGATTGTTTCCCTCGCTAGGCAATATGACAAAATCAAGAGTTTGATTAACCCCCTGCCAATTACCAAAAGCCTGAAATATAACTCCATAGGCAATAAGGCCCTGCTGTCCTGAATCAAAATCAGCAGTCGCTAATGGCAAGCCCTTTTGCATACCTGCAAAAACTTGAATTGGCGCTCCATTAAAGTTTGATGCTTGTGAGATTTGAGCCTTACTTGGCCCCCATATCTTAATTGATCCAGCACTAACTGGATTATCAAGCGTTGTGCTTACAATATCGAACTCAACTGTTTGTGCGCCAAGATCAGCCGCGCCGTTGACCGTGTTTGTCCACGTAGCGCCAGCGTTGTTACTGGCAACTCCAAGGGCGGGATTGGCGGTTTCAGGGCCAACAACAATTTTATAAAATCGACTCAAGGCGTTATCTCAAAGTTGTTGCTGCTGTCGCGATAAACCAGAGTGGATGTGGTAAAATACCCCTCCACAAGATTAATGTCGTAATTGTCGGGCGATGCTGTGAGCGGCTTTTGCACAATCAATACGTTTTGCAACGTATATATACTAAGAACCCATCTTTGACCGTAAAGACTCCAATCAACCACAGCATAATACTGCCTGCCATCTAGAGTCGGCAAGAACGAAAAGTTCTGCGTAACGGTTGGGGCGAATTGAATGAGTGTTGCCATGATCAATAAAAACTATTCGTTGAAAGGTCTCGACCAGATACCACATTTAGTGTTGTGGTGTTGGTGCGTGGCGGTGTGTTGCCGGATGGCGTATGCTTCACGGCAGGAACAATGTTTTTAGTCAACCCTGAAGATGCTTTTTTTGCACCAACCGTTACGGGTTTGCTACCCGGAGGATCGCCAGCATTCACATTTTTGTTGGTAATGTTAGCCATGTCTTGGTTTTGCGCTGGAACAGCCTCGCCAGCCGTAAGCAATGGCTGCATGAAACTCCACACCCACCTGACCTGCGCCTGCGCCCCCATAGATTCGGTTGATGCATCAACCAGACTTGTCAGCAAGCAACCTCGATAAATGTAGCTAGGCGTGCAAATGTCATACCACCCACCGGCAGCGGTGTGTTGATCTAGCGTACTTTTAAGTGATGTCATGACCGAAAGTTTGGTCAAAACATTAAATGCGCCCGTTGCCGGAACAATCATCTCCATGTTCAATTCAAGCGGCTGCGTAATTATGGCGTTTGCCGCTACTGTTTGGTTGGCAAATGGATATGTGGCAACTTCGTTGTTCATCAACGAATGACCCGACATAATCCTAAACTTCACAAAATCTGTGCTATCTGGATTGGCTGCATACGTAGGGCCTTTTACAAAACCCTGCGCCTGCATGATATTCAAAATTGAAATGGCACCCGTTCCAGCAGCCCCATTTACGAGGATGATCGGATTTTGAGTGTTCCAATAATCGTAATCTGAAAAGCTCATCCCATCGCCGCCGTTTTTGCAGAATTTGCGGTAATTGCTACGGCAGTGCCGGAAGTGTTGGTCACGTTCAAAGACACTTTAACAGGCTTGCCTGAATGGCCGTGTTCAGCAGGCGTGCCCGGATTATATTTTGCAACATAATCCCTAGTTTCTTTTGGTGCGTGAGAAAGCCAATTTTCATGATACCTTTTCATTTGAGACCGAACATTGCCCGGACCCTCATTAAATGCAGCAATTGCTGCGGTTTCATCGCCGTGAAATTGCCTAAGAAGGTCGTGCATATACCTTGCAGTAGCAACAGCCTCCTGATTGATGTCGGCCCTATTTGTAATGCCATATTGCATTGCAGTGCCGGGCATAAACTGAAAGGCACCAAGGGCACCCTTTGGACTTAATCCTGCGCGCTTGCCTCCACTGGATTCAATCTGAGCAATTTTGTCCAAAGTACCTGCATTCAGCCCATATTTGCGTTCAAGTTCCGGAAATGCTTTAGATGCAGTTTTCAACTCTTGCGTTTGATTGATCTTTGCAGCGCCGCCATTTCCAAAAACGTAGCTTTGAATTTTGCCGACAAATTTAGAAGCAAACGCAGCAGCCAATCCAGCAGGTCCGCTCGCAATCAGACCCTCTTTAGCAATATTAGAAATAGTGCTATCCGCCACCGATGGCTCGGGATTTTGCTGGCCCATTGATTTAACGAGCGCATTAAACGCATCGGTTACGCGCAGGGTTGCAGGAACAAGATTATTTGTGAATGCCGTACTAACTGCATCTACATTGTTCTTAAAATCAGTTAGCCGGTCATTTTGATCTTTGGTGTTTCCATGCAACTTGGCAAAATCAGCAGCGTCTTTGCCGTATTTGATAATTTGTTCGCGAGTGGAACCTTTAATTCGCATCAAATCTTCCGCGCTTAGGATTTTGTCATACCCCAAGGCGTGTGCGTAAGTCAGAAAGTTTTCAGGGTGCTTTTCGGTAAGCCCTTTTGCCTTCATTGAGATTTCGGTGAGCAATTGCGCGGCATCTTTGCCTTCGGGGCGAACGCCCATAGCATACAAAGGCCCGCGCTGTGTAACGTCGTATTTCATCCGCATAATACGATCCATTGCGGATTCCGTATCAAACAGGCGGTTTTGATAGATGTGTGAACCTTGAAGTTCGCCAGTGCTAATTCCCAAGCCCCCAGCACGGCGCTGTAGGTCGGCATTGCGCTCAGCCAATTCATAAGCCGCATAACCGGCACCACCAACCACAGCAAGCGCACCAGCGCCTATTGCAGCTGCTCCACCCAATCCAGCGGCCAATCCACCACCAGCGCCACCAAGCATACTGGAAGCGGCTCCAAGGCCCTCACTAGCGCCACCAACAATACCAAGCGCGGCTTGCGGTCCAACACCTATCTTGCCAAGGCTGGCCGCTACGTCACCAAGCGTTTTGCCGTAATCCCTGATTTGATTGATCGACTGTTTGCGCTTTGCGCTGATTTCGTCTTGCCGCTTTTTTTCGTCCTCTTGTTCTTTTTTGTGCTTAGCCGCAGCGTCACGCAAAGCGCGCGCTCGCTTATCTTCTTGTTCGGAAAGTTTACGCGTAGCGTCTATTTGCTCCTCAATAGAAGAAACAAAATCAACACCGCTAGACGCCAATTCTTTAATGCTAGAATTGACCTCGCCCCAAACTTCAGATTGCTGCCCAACGCTCTTTTGATATTTCTTGAATGATTCAAGAAATCTATTGAACGCTTCATCATCAATTGGGATTTTTAGAATGGGGGCTGCCATGTTTTCCCTATCAATGATATTTTAGGATGGATGAAAGAACCGTAAAGCCATCAACAATAAATCTATTGCGAAACGATTCGGCGGTTAGATAACCATCCCAAGGTTTGCCTTTATCCTTAAAAAACTCGTTCCAACCATCACTTGAAACCCATTGTAGGATTTCGGAAATTATGCTTGGCTGCTCTCGCCAGTATTCTCGTCTTGCGTCGATGTCTTCAAGGAATTGGCGAACTCCGTACAATTCAAGAACGTAGTTTGCAATTCGTAAATTGTAGCCATTCCAAGAACCAACCTTTGACGATCCACCCTCGGAGCAACCAGCGAGGCGACAGTAAAAAAAGCAAGAAGGTTTGTGACCTCCATCTTTTCCTCTTGATCGATCATATTTTTGTCAAAAGCCGATTGCAATGGGATTGTTTTCCAACCCTCACCTTCAACGGGCAAAATTACGTTGCTCAAGCGTCTAATTTCGGAAAACAACCCGCGTTCGCCACCAATACCATCCGGTCCTTCCCACCAGTTGCCGCCGGTAATACGCGGCGTTGTTTCCGCAACGCTACGCATTACCAATGCAGCAACACTCGGCCCACTCATTGGATCAAGACCGTTATGCGCAAATGCCGAAAACGTCTTAGCCAAAACCATGTGATAGGTTTCGAAAACTTCAGACCTAATTGGCATCGCGTGAACGTACATCTTGGTTTCGTCGGCGCGATTAATTGGAATGACAATATTCAGATGACGGTTGATAGTGGCCATTGCGAGTGTCCTACTGCGGATTTATTTAATTAAACAGATCAGAGTTGATGTAATAAATGCCCTTGATCGTAACGGGAAAGTCATTCGTTTGGCCGGTGAATTCAAGGCTGGGAATGTTTTCAATCACGCAATTACTCAAGGTGTATGCGTCAAGATTAGTCGAGTCAGTCGTAACAACAATGTCGCCAATTTGCGAATTGTTGGTGCGCTGCGTTTCCCAATCATTGGAAAGCGATTGGCTTTTGTTAAGATACATCGTGCAGGTTACGACTTGATACAGGCGGGGTGATGGAACAGCGCCGGTCAGCGTCATAATATAGTCGCTGGTATTGCCCTCAAACGTAATGCTCGCCAGCTTTTCGCCAAAATAACCCGAAGTAACATTCAGGTTGGGAAAATCAACCACTTGAACGCTGGTTAGCGCCCTGTTCAAAGTGCCCTGCGGAACGATAGGATTAGCCATTGTTGTGATCCCTTTTTAGACCGCTTAGGCGATCAAAAGCGTGGTGGCGATGAGGTTGAAATACACGTTAAGGAACGGAAGCTGCGGAATCCACACGCAACTAATCCCGGCGTATTTACCAATCCCATAATCATTGGGATTTTCCTGCGCATAGGTCAGGAATGGCTCCGCATTGATGACGATCTGCGTTTCATACAGACCAGCATTGAGGTTTGCGAGAAACTGCGCTTGCGGGAGCTTGGTTACGACAATTTTGCCATTACCGACACCGCTTGCCACGCCTTTGGCTGCAACCTGAACAACGCGATTTTGCAAGCGATTGATGCCAGCCTGATTGTAATACAGAGGATTCAAGTTGGATGCAGAGCCATTGATGACTTCGTTGGCAAGGGCCTGCTGCATGTTGATCTGCGCCCAGTCAACCGAATACCAGAAGTTCCAGAAGTTGCCGTCCGACATCTTGCCTTGATAGACAATGTTGCTCGAAATACCGCCCTGCTGGCCAGTCCCAATCCAGCCGACATTATTGGTTGCCAAGCCCTGCAACACGCTCTGGTTGCCCGTGATTGGGTACGCGGTGGTGCCGTAGCTGGGCGCATAACTAAGCGGCGCGAGCTTGTTGCCACTGCTGGGCAGGGCCGTAAGCGCGGTGCCAAACGGCGAAGCAATCGAGAATTCAGTGGCCGGAAGGTTCGGTGCTTCGACCTGCGCGTACACGCAATTCAAGCCAGCATAAACGGTCTGGTTCGCAACAGTCGTCGTGACCCAGAAGTTAATCAGCGCATTGACCGAAGTGTAGTTCGACAAGAACGTCAAAAATGCAGCGTTGTTGTCCCATTCGCGGGGGATCAAATAGCTGTAAATTTGCTGCTGCGTGCCAGCAACCTTGTTGATGAAGGTGGTAAGCGCAGCCACCCCTTCGGTCGGCGTGCCTTCACCAAGCTCGACCACATAAATCGACGGAACACCATTTCCGGCGAAATACGTATTTCCCATCTGCGTGACTTCAACAACCGACCCAAGGCTAACGGTTCCCGGCGTGGTTTCAGCGCCGGGATTGCTTGCCAAGGGGTAAGTCAGCGTATTTGCGCCGGTAATGGTCGCATTAAACGTGCCATTATACCCCGCAGGCACAGCCCCTGCGATCACGATTGAAACAGGCGTGTCCCCAACAGTCCAGCCATGAGCCGCAGAGGTGGTAACGGTAACGGTACCAGTTGCCCACGTAAGCGAAGAAATCGTCTTTCCAGTTGCAAGGATCGACTGCAACTGAGCAAACGTGCTGACCAGAGAGGCAGTGCCCTTAGCGAGAGTCGTGCCACCTTGCGAAATGAATGCGCCATTTTGCTGAAGGTTATTCGGGGTCGGTGCCTGCAAAACCGAGGCATTAACCGTTACGATATTGATATTTGCTGCCATTTGACTGCCCTCTGGTCAGGATTAGATTGTCCGCTTCCTCACCTTATCAGGTGAAGTTGCCAACAGCCACAACCGACACGTTAGCGCCCGTGGTCACATACCAACCCGGAGTTGCGGTCGTGGTGGCCTTGGCCTGCACCAGCACCTGAAAAGGCTTAAGATCAACTAGCGCGGTCGTGCCGCCGCCAGCAAAAAGCACAATCCCAGTCGAACCCGAACCATCATACAAGGTCACTGCGCCAGCAGCGGCAGTCGCGGGAACGATGGTGATCGCATACAGCGTATCGCCAACAGCGCCAACGGTGCCAAGAAGCTGCTTGGTCTGGCTTGCAGCAACCTGAAGGTGGACTTCGTTCTTTTCAGTGACGCGCAGGTTGCCCGCACCGTCAAGGCTGGTGAAGGAAATGCCGCCGTTTGCAGCAAGGGCGGTCTGTGCGGAAAGATTCTGGCTCATTTTAATTCTCCGTTCTCAAATCTCAGGGTAGACGTTTTTCAAGAAAGCCGATTTAATCAATTGCAGGGAAAGACTATTCATGCGGGACTGGTAATAGTTGACATCAAACACAATCGACTTTTTCTGTGCAATTGCGTTTATCTCCACCTGCCCTCTTTTACCATCCCGTGGGACAGGTGAATTCATAATACCGAAAATCTGCGGATTGTTCAAAGCGTAATTTTGAACTGAATCAATCCAATCCAAGATCATATCATTTCTAATGCCAAATGTCGTTACCAGAACGCTATCTTTTGCAAGCTGCCACCGATTTCCATCAGCATCCCAGTACGGGTTTGCCTGCATTGGGCTTGTGCTGTTTTCGTCGATATGCACAACGGCATAAGGCGGGTTCAAGTTATCTGGGACAAGATAGCTAGGATAAATTGGGAAAAGCTGATTTAGCGTAAGCCAAACCGGCAGCGAATTAGAAACAACTTGAGCTTGCGCAAGGCTGTTGGGGTCATTCAGAATTTGCGATGCAAGCGTGGAATAAACAGCATCGCCACTATAATGATAAAGACCCGATTGCCTGTACCAGCTTGATCGCGTCGAAAATGCGTATTGCTCGCCATCGGTGGTTGCTAGGTAAATATACTCTGGCGACATTTCCGCAAGATCGTTGATCGGTTGCAGGCTGGTAAACACCATCCGGTGAACCGAAAAACTCTCGTCCGGATCTTGCCTATTGGTTGTGGTGTGGTGCAGCGATCCCTTGGCCTCAAACTGCAACGAGAAAGAACTATCGTATGAACCGGGTGCAAGCAGCGCCGCTTCAACCCAAAACACAAACCCATCAACCGGCAGGACAATGCGCTTATAAAGCACGAAGGTGACAGTCTGCTGAAGGTCGAGCGTTTCAAGCCCTGCCCGCAGCGTTGACGACATCTGGCCTTGGTTGCCAGTAGTCTCAAAGATTGATCCGCCGCCGCTGGTGGCCATCATTCCACCCAAGCGCGCATGGAAAGTTCATACGTCGATGTGTCCACGAACGACGGACGCGCATGATCGCTAACTTTGTTTTTGAAACGCAGCGAGCGACGATCAAGAGCGGCTTTTGTCGGAACGCCGGGAATGCCCATGCTTTCAATTTCGGCGGTCATCAGGAATGTGCGAAACTCCGCCTGAATGCTTTGACCAGCATCCGCAAACGGATCAACCACCGGGCCACCCGAAAACAAAGTCTCAAGAGCACCCTCGACAGAAGAAATAAGCGATGAAGTTACGGTGTCTTTGTGCGCGTCGTAAAACGCTTGCATCACTCCGTATTTTTCTTCCAAAATGGTTGCAACTTCAACCGTTGTGGTTGCAGCGCCGCGCGAACTGCCTTCGCCACGTTTGGGCTTTTTCTTTGGCGTCGAGCCCTCGTTTTCATAGGGTACGTCAATGACACCCAAAACTAGATCGGTCATCAATCTAGCCCCCAATTGGTGCCATAGTCTTGCGCATATCCAAGGTAGGTGCGCCCCCAAACTGTGGTTGTCAACTGAAGCTGACCAATTGTCAGGTTTTCCGCCTGCCGGGGCACAACCATACTTGCGCTAGTGCCTTCATCGCTAGACGATTGAACAATGCCGGTTGTAAAGCCAAGCATGTTGTTCTGCTTGCGAAGGTACTGAAAGAACCCGTAATTGACGTTTTCGACGGTGATATACACCAATCCCGGAACGTCTGGCGCCCAAGTTACCAATAGGTGCCCGGCCAAATTGTAAACCATTTGCAGGTAAATCGGGCCGGGCGAATTCATGAAGTACGGGTTAACCGTACCCATCGAAGTGTTGTAGGCGTAACCAATAACAGGGGAATCAACGGGCAGATATTGCGCAGGCACGCCCATAACCGAGTAAATCCAATCGGAAAAACCGGCTTCGGTAGGGATAGGCGTGTAAGGATAAATCTGCACGAAGTTCCCCTGTTACCTTACGACTTGCGCGGACGGCCGCGAGCGCGTGACTGGGTGGAATCTGCATCGTGCTTGATGCGCAACCCCTCTTCCAGCTTCGGCGCGGTCATTTCGGGATCGCTCTGGCCCACGGATTCAAATTCCATTTCGAAGCCAGCCGACTGACCATTGCCCAATTCGCTGGCAAGTTCGCGCAGGCCGTAATCGGAAACGATTGCAAGGTTCCTGCGGCGCTCAATGCCAATATCAGTCAGGCGTCCCATGTTATGCGCCTTCACATCATCGCAAATTGCACGGGGGATGGGCTTATCCA